CGGCAGCGGCTAAGAATCGCAAACAGCAGCCGCTTTGAAAGACAGGCGGCTTAATCAAGGGCTTGGGCGAGCTACCGCCAACGCGGAGGCACAAACCGACTACACACGGCAGGGCAACGGCACGCGGAAACGGTAAGCCCCGACCCCTTGATTAAGACAACAGCGCGAGGAAACGCAAAATGCTTGATTTAAGCAAACACATCAACAACAAAGCCCAGTGGGTAAAGGTAGGGTTTGACGACATGGTCGAGGAAGGCTTTACCGCTTCACAGCTTTACAGAGACACCATAGAAACAATTTCATTCGTCGGCGGAAAACTGGGGCTGGCGACAGAAAAAGCCATGTTCTACTACTTCCCCGACGGCACGAAATTAAAAATCACATCAACGCCACCAATCACTTGTGAGGTAATCAAATGAGCATCGGCTATACATCCCCCGATTGGGGAATGGCGGGCTACTACGCACAGGAAGACGCGGCGCAAAAGTGGGAAGAGTATCAGGAATACTTGTACGACCGAGAGCGCAAAAACTACGAGACCAACAAAGAGCGGGTCTTGCAGTTTGCGGCAAAAATTGCCAAAGCCTACCAAGAAGAAAGCGACGGCGAAGAATACGACACCGAAACTTGGCGCGAATGGCTTGCCGACGAATCGGCGTGGATTGATGATGACCTGAATAAAGCCGTCATGTTCGCCATCCGCGAAGAAGAAGATTTTACCTTTGCCGAAGCCATAGATGGCTTGGTCGGCGAACACATCAAACAGGCGCAGACAAACGCCGCCTGAAAGAATACCCATGAAGTGGAATAGAGTAGGCAGACCGTTAGTCGTGAGTGGGAATGCCTCGGTGGTTTTGAAAATTTACACCGCATCAAACCACGACAATGCGCGGGCAATAACTCCTTAGGTTGCCGCGGCGCAGGCTGAACGAAGAAACAGTCAAGCCCGCTGAATCTAGTAAGGAAGATTTAGCGGGCATCCCCTAAATTAAGACGAGGAATCATCATGAAATACACAGTAATTGCAATTATTGCATCAGCAGTTGCTTTCGGTGTACAGGCATATGCGAAAGCACAGGCATACGCAGACTACACAACAGACGCCGCCTTTATCGACGTGGACGCAATCGACCCATACGAAGGCATCCGCGAAGACATCGTCAAACAAGCCATGCGCGAAGCCGAAGAAGCAACACGGTTACGCGCGGTGGAAATCGAGAAACTTTACCAACAACTTACAGCCGCCGAAAAAGCGCGCGGCGACGCGGAGGTATCAAAATGAGCTACCACCAACCATACACCATGAACGGCAACCGTTCGGCAAAGGTTAAAGGCTTTATGGGTTTGCCGCGCAGCCTGAACGTAGTCATGCGAAAAGTACGAGGCGGGCATCAAGTCGGAATCATGCCCGACGGTTACAACAAGGTTACGTTCCGACCCGATAAGGTAAAGCGGGCGCAGTTGGAGGGCGTTAAAGTTTTCAAGACGGAATCTGACGCGCGGGTTTATATGGATAGCCTTTTGGAGGGTGGATTATGAAGATTCGATGTTCATCTATTGCCGACATCATCGGCAAGCCAAAAACCAAAGGCGAGACCATCACGGAGACCGCCAAATCAAAACTGATTGAGATGGCGAAGCGTGAACTGTTCGGCTTTGAATCTTTCGACGGCAACTCCTTTACCGAAAAGGGCGACCTGATGGAAGAGACCGCCGTTAAATACAGCGGTTTGGTACGCGGAAAAGAGTACCGGAAAAACACCGAACGGCGCGTCAATGACTGGCTGACGGGCGAATGTGATGTTTACGATTCAGACGGCCGCCTGATTGTTGACACGAAGTGTTCATGGGACATCGGGACGCATCCATTCTTCCGGGACGAAGCCGAAAAGAAAGCAGTCAAAGCGGGTTACGACTGGCAGATGCAAGGCTATATGTGGCTGTTTGATTGCGACCGCGCCGACATTGACTTTTGGTTATTGCCCACGCCCGAAGAGCTTTTAAAACCGTGGGAAGACCGCGAGAAATATATCAATCTCGTGGAAGCCATCCCGATTGAGAAGCGTATCACGACCGTATCAATAGCGCGTGATGACGAAAAAATCGAACTCATCAAAGAGCGTGTAGCAGCTTGCCAAGACTATTACGAAACGCTTTTGAGTCAATACAGATAAGGAATTTAAAAATGAGTATCGCACAAAATCAAGCAGTAGCCCTTGCCAAACAGTTCAACATCCAAGGCGACCCGCAGGAGCTGGTGCAGACGCTTAAGGCAACCGCCTTTAAAGGCAATGCGACAGACGCGCAATTTAACGCCCTGATGATTGTATCGACGCAATACGGCTTAAACCCGTTTACCAGGGAAATTTACGCGTTCCCCGATAAAAACAACGGCATCACGCCTGTTGTGGGCGTGGACGGCTGGGCAAGAATCATCAACAGCCACCCACAATTTGACGGAATGGAATTTACAGCCGATGCGGAAAGCTGCACTTGCAAAATCTACCGCAAAGACCGAAACCACCCAACAACCGTAACCGAATACCTGGAAGAGTGTAAACGCAATACCCAACCGTGGAACAGCCACCCGCGCCGAATGCTCCGACACAAAGCCATGATTCAAGCCGCACGTTTGGCGTTTGGGTTTGGCGGAATCTACGACGAAGACGAGGCGCAACGCATCCAAGCCCCCGAAACGCCGAAAGAAGTAAAAGCAGACCCGGAGTTAGATAGTCTGATTGCTGACGGCGAGGCGGCGGCAAACAAAGGTATCGAAGAATACAAAAAATGGTTTTCCGATATTGGTGCCGCAGGTCGTCTGAAACTTGGCAGCGAGAATCATGAGCGGTTTAAGCAAATTGCCGAAAACACTATTACGGCTGACGTAGTAGAGCAAACCAAGCCCACGCCGTCCGAAGAACTGTTCGCGGCATTGGTTGAAGCGGTGTCAACAGGCGTGAAAGAAGTTGCCGAAGTGTTGGAAGAATACGCGCTGACCGAAGAGCAAAAGGCAGAAATCAACGCCCTGTAAGGAGCCGTCATGTTCGCAGTGTTTGGTAAAAGCCGTCCCGAAGAAGAGAAACGGCGGCGGCTTGTTTACGACAAAAAGCAGTCGAAGTGGTACGAAGACCAGCGCAAATGGAAGCGGTTAAGCAACAGCCGCTACCAAATAAGCCCTGAATATCCGACCATCGAGACCGCCGAAGAGTTTATCCGGCTTTCGGCGGGGAATCCTGACATCCACATTGTAGGAATCAGGCAGGCGCAGGAAATGAACGGGAAGACCGTTTGGAAGCCTGTCAAAACAGTTTTGAAAGGAAGCAAAAATGCTGAATAAAGTAATCCTGATCGGACGGCTGGGCAAAGACCCTGAAACGCGCTTCATGCCAAACGGCGAGGCTGTCTGTAATTTCAGCGTCGCTACGAGCGAAAGCTGGAACGACCGCAACGGTCAACGTCAAGAGCGTACAGAATGGCACAACATCGCCATGTACCGCCGCCTTGCTGAAATCGCCGGGCAATACCTGAAAAAAGGCAGCCAAGTTTATTTGGAAGGCAAAATCCAAAGCCGCAAATATCAAGGCAAAGACGGCATCGAACGCACGGCTTACGAGATTATCGCCAACGAAATGAAAATGCTGGGCGGTGGCAATGATGGGCAGCAGGCGCAATCGGCGCAAGCGGCTACGGCAACACCGCCACGCCGTCAAGCTGCACCTGCCGCGCCCACTGAAGACATCGACGATGACGTCCCGTTTTGAATCAAGGAGTAAAGAATGAGTTATTTAAGAGACATAAAAGAATCATTAAAAAACATTGATGATTTGTGCAGTAAAGCTTTAAAAGAAAGTGATGATTGTGAATTTTATATACGCGAAATTAATTCGCATGCAGAAGAGGTGCTCGACAATTTCGAACATTTAATAAGCGAATTAAAAATAGGCGAAGAGAAGTTAAGCGAATCTTTAAGAATCATTGAAGAATACCTTAACGGGAAGGATTAAAAATGACGCAAAAATTTAAATTCGGCGACCTCGTGCGTCGCAAAACCGACGGCGCGACAGGCGTTGTAGTTGACACGAAGTTTCAATCTGTTTGGGTCGTCTTTAATGGCGGCGTGGCAGCTGATTTTTATGATTATGACGAATTTGAAATTATTCAAAATCCGGACACTGTTCGTTTAAATTTTATCGAAAGAGTAATTAATATTGACGGCATAGTTAAGCGTGAAATGTGTAAAGGCTGGACTTTGGTTGTTGATGATATTGAATTAACCACTCCTGAGCCATTATTGCGCGACGCGATAGATGAAGCAATGCACTTAACTACAGGAAATAAACCATAGGCAGGCAGCCTGAAGCAATAACATTTAGACTATTTTAGGAGCAAAAAAATGAAAGTAGAAGTTTACAAATTAACCGAAGTTGAAATTCATTCTGTGAGAATAGAAGTTGAATTACATGATGATGTTTCAGAAAACTTGCCGAATCATTTATTTAACGATGATGGCGAGTTAGATTTATTAATTGAAGTTGATACAGGTAAGGTCGTGTCTTGGCAGGGAAGTGAGCCGGTATTAATTTACGACAACGTTCGAGATGGCGGGGTATATACATTATTTGACAGTAATGGCAAGGAGGTGGGAAAGATTGACAACTACTACGTCCCAAATGAATTAATCCCCGGTGATTATGGCGACTATATCAATCTCGAAATCAGCGCAGATGGCATTGTTACCAACTGGCCTAAAAAGCCGAGCGTTATTGAGTTTTTCTCAATAACAGATGATTAAACCAACACAAGCAGGCTGCCAAACGCCCGAGCCGTTGAGAGGACGGCAATTAAGCGAGGAAACAAAATGCAAACAGTAGCAACAAGACCGACGGCAAGTCAAATGCTTGCCGCGAAGAAAGCGGCGAAGAAATCAACGCAGCAAGAACGCGCACTGAAACGCGCGGGCAAAGTGAAAAACATTGACCGCAACAAGCTATCAGGAATCTCGAAAGAGCAAAAAGACAACATCGACGCTATGTTGTCAGGCGTGAAAGTATCAGATGACGAATCGGTAACGTGTAGCGTCAAAATGTGGTTATCCCTGCAAGATATGCGCTATGCCTGCAATCAGGAGTTAATCAACTTCGCCGAGCATATCATCAAGCAGGTACAACGATTGGGCTTGTACTGCAACACAGACGACCCCGCGAACGAGAAAAGCGTGGAGTTTGCCTACCGTGAAGCATCTCAAGCGGTCGCGCAATGGGCTAAAGATTTTGACGACCTTAGCCCGAATCAGCGTCAACTCGTGTTGCGCCCCCTGTCTAATCTCTTTGCCGCGTATGAAGAGTTTTTGAAAGACGCGCCTGTACGGTTAATCGCCGAAGTATCGACATACTCAATCGCCGTCAGCGTTACCAAAAAATCCATGACGTTTTTAGAGCTTGACGGCGGATTGATTTCGGCGGTCGATAAAGTCGTCAACGGCAGCGATTCCCGCGCCGAAGCCCGCCGCCTGAAAATGCCATACGCGGAATTTACAGACCGAATCTTGCACGCAACAAACCTGCTTTACGATGTGGGTATTCACGCAGACGCAGAGCTTTCGGCGATGTACGGCAAGCCGATGAATCCTGTACGCCCGCAACGCATCAGCGACGTGCGGCAACCGATGATGAAAATGCTTGTCGCAAATAAGGGCGGCGCGCTGGTTCAAGCCGTCAAGGATTCGGAAAACATCATCCGACATTGCGATAGCGGCACCGGCTTCAGTTGTTTCAACTGGACTAAGCATTTCAAGCGAGCAGCGAACCTGATTAGTCTTATGCGACAGGAAGCGGCGGCATGAAAGACATAATCGCCGCAATTCTGATAGCCGTAGTCGTAATGGCTATCGAGCTATCAGGAATCCCGAAAGGGGCAGTACAAGTAAACGAATATCAGAAAGGACAAATTAAATGAATCCCGAAAAAGAAAAAATGCCGTTGAGAAAGTATGCGATTTACCGCCATTACAAAGGCGGAGAATACACGCTTTTAGGGGTGGCAAAGCTGGAATCTGATTTGACCGACATGGCTATTTATAAAAGGGCATATGTTGATACAGACACGGTTTACGTCCGACCTTTGGAAGAGTTTATAGAGAAATTTGAATTGGCTTAAGGACAATGAGAATGACAATTTCGCACGAGTTGCGCCAGCTATCAGTGGCGATACAGTATCTCAACAGGAAGCGTAACGACCTGTTAGACGACCTGAAAGCACACCCTGAAAAACACGGTTGCCCATACCACATGGGGCAGGAGTTTAAAACTCGGGACGGTGCGGTTTATAAGGTCGAGGCAATCAACGTCTTAACCTATCCAAGCGCAGACGGTATATGCACCTACTACCAAGCGCAGGCGGTAAACCAAAACAAGCCGCACGACCGAAAAGAATACACTGTACAGATTAAATAGGAGATTGAAATGATAACAGCAGAACAAGCGCGTGAGTTAAATCCAACAGGACGCATTGAAGAGTATAAGAGTTTCCTTGAAAAAAGAATACGAGAAGCGGCATTATCAGGTAATGATTATGTTCTCATCCGCGAAGCACCTTATTCAAGCTGGCTTTACAATGAACAGAAGTTAGATGACAGGGCTGCTGTAGAAGTATTGAAAGAATTACGTCAGAACGGATTTTCCTTAGAATATTTTCAGTATGATGGTTCGCAATTTTCAGACTACGGGATAGAAATATCTTGGGGTAAAAATGCGCCGGCGGCTGAATAACTACCAATCCGACAGGCGGCGGAAATACCGCTTGATGAAAATACGAAAGGCAGGCAGAAAATGAAATTACTCAAATTAAAAGAAGTCTTAGAGATAACCGCTTGCGGAAAGACAAAGCTTTATGCCATGATTAAGAAAGATGAATTTCCGCCCCCGTGCAAGATTGGATCATCTTCCCGATGGCGTTCCGAAGAAGTGGAAAACTGGATTAAAACGCGCCCAGTTTCGTAACGGAAAATAAAAAGCGGGTATTAAATCGGGTATTTTCAGGCAATAACAACGGAAATTCTTTAATTAACATAGACTTGGATTCAAAATGCTTTTGTTTATTGATAACT